ATTAACCTCTACGGTTTCACCAACAGACTTGGCACGAACATTCAGGAATAGATACTCAATATCAAATGTGGCAAGAGATTCTACCTTTACATCTTTTGTAAGGACACAATCTCCAATGATTTGAATGATAGCATTGGTAATCTGCTGCATATCCTCAGATTCCATTGCCATAATAAGAATTTTTTCTTCTCTGACTAAAAAGGGACGATATTTAATCTTCTTTCCATTAGAGGGCAACACCAACTCATAAGTCGGAGTATTAATTTTAGGTAAAGGCATGATGACCCATTATAATTTCAGTTGTGATTATTTATTATGGTTATTGACGTACACCGATTGGTTTTCCGTTTTCATCAAAAATAAAACCTCCAGGACCATTAAAACCTGGCTTGTTTTGTTCGGACTGGATGCGATCAGCTATTAAACCAGCATTAAGTTCTTTTTGTTGTTCTGGTGTTAATGATGTGTTAACTGACGAGTTCATAATATATCGATCATAATTAAAACTCACAGTTACTTTAAGTAAATCAGCGGCACCATAGGTAACTGGAATTGCAGTCATTGATTTTGGAAATGCATTGATAAATTTATATTCTAATGTTGTTCCAACAATATTTCTTTCAAATTTTGTTATCGACATTTCAGAAACCTTATAATAATCTGGATATGCCATTCTTCTGAAATATCCCTTATCAGTACTTTGTGGTGCTGCAGCACCAGAAATATAATCCATCCATGCCTCAAAGAATTTTATAGAATCATAATTTTTATCAACATAAAAAGTAAAATCAGTATCGGCATATAAACGAGTATGAGCAAATTCTTGTGTTACTCCTACGAAATTATCTTTGACTTCTGCAGTTGCATATGATGAGGTAGGCAATGATGCATCAGAACACAAAAGTCCAAGTTTTCTGGATACAAATTGATCGTCAGTCAATCTACCATATGTTAGTATATGATTTGCTAATTTTGAATTATTATTATCCACCATATTGGTAGAAAGTGGAGGTATGTAAACCAAATAATTATTAGTGAGTGCCGGTTGTCCTATTAACTCCCTAACATCACGAGTTGTAATTTCTTTGACAATGTTATTTGCCACTCTAAATACCTACACTACTACTTTATTATTAGTTATTTAGATGTCATATAAGGGAAAATACCAACCATCTTATCCTAAGAAATATAAGGGTGATCCGAACAATATTATATACCGTTCCTTATGGGAACGCAAGTTTATGGTCTACTGTGATAAGAATGAAAATATATTAGAGTGGGGTAGTGAAGAAATTACGGTTCCCTATCGTTCTCCTGTTGATAATAGATACCATAGATACTTTCCAGATTTTTATATAAAAGTAAAAGAGTCCACTGGAAAGATTAAAAAAATGATAATTGAAATTAAACCATATAAACAGTGTATAGAACCAAAGGTCAAAACAAAGAAGACCAGAGGTTATGTCTATGAGGTTGTTGAATATGCAAAAAATCAAGCAAAGTGGAGTGCTGCCAAAGAATGGTGTTTAGATCGTGGTTATGAGTTTAAAGTTCTTACAGAAAACGAGTTAGGTATTAAATGACATTCTCGTATCCAACAGATGATAATGAAAATCGTGTGCGTGGTGTAGTTGATAGTTTTATTGGTGTAGAAACCGCCGATGATATTATGGGAGAATTGATAGGAGTTTTATCAGAAGGTGGAAAGATTCCTGAGGCAGGTAAATACTATACATTCTTTTATAGTGCCAAAACATCAGGAATACAATACGATGAACATCCACTTGTCGGTGTGACTGATGTTTTCTCTTGGGGGTTTCGTGGAATCAATTTTCATTGGGGAGATAATAGGCAATATGATTACAATCAAATCATTGGTGGACTCTACGAAATCTATCCAGAAGAGATGTCTGATGTGATAGAACTCGGTTTTGCTAAAGTTCGTTCTAAATAGTTGTAAAAAGAGAGAAATATGTCGTGATCGCTAATCCACCAATTGGTTTTCCAGGAACAACAGGACCATCAAACGCAGGAGTTACAACGGTTACAATTCCTCCAAATCCAATAAATTCTTCAGAAAAAATTGGAAAATATAATGGAGGAATTTTAAGATATCCATATGAAGCACTAACGAATGATACAGACTATTTGCAGATTGATATTAGGGATTATAATTCTGCATCAGCTGTAAGTGGTGGTGGTTTAGCATCAGGAAGAAATTCAGATGGTACGAGTAGAAGGAGAAATGATAACTTCAATCCTGATGTTGAAACTGTAACGTCAGGAACATTATCAACATCTTCTCTTGCTCCAAAATTTATAAAGAAGTTGAATAAAAAGGTATCGGTAGGAACAATTCTTCTTCCTATGCCATCTAATATTGAGAGTTCAAACTCTGTAGATTTTTCAAATTCAAATTTAGATGGATTGACCTCAAGTATGTTTGGTGCGATTTCATCTGCTTCCACTGGAATAAATCCAGTCGGGAATACTCCTAACGATTTTTTGACGGAACTTATTAAACAAGCAGGAAATGCATCTTCTAACCTTATATCAAATAACGCAAACATATTAGGACAATTAATTAGTCAGCAATTTTATACCGAAGCAGCAAATATTCCTCTCGGAGGTTCATTAACAAGAGATGCTGTTTTTGCGAGGCAAAATGGTGAAATTTTAAATCAAAATGTAGAGTTATTATTTAATGGAGCAAAAATAAGATCGTTCAAATTTTCTTTTAAAATGACCCCCAGAGGAGATAAAGAAGCACAGCAAATTAAATTAATAATTAATGCATTCAAAAGATATATGGTTCCAAAACTAACAGGAAAAAATCCCTCGTCAGGGCCCGATAATTTATTTTTAAAATCTCCTTCAATTTTTGAACTTACTTATAAAAGTGGAAATATAAAAAATCCATTTTTGAATAGTTTTAAGCAATGTTTTCTGACTGATATGTCGGTCAATTATACTGGTGAAGGAACTTATAACGTTTATGCAGGAGCAAATAATGACTCAACTCCAGTATCTATGATCTTAGAACTTGGATTTAAAGAACTTGAACCAATTTACGACCAAGATTATGCTACTGCAAATTATTGAGAATATTTTCTAAATAGTTGTAAAAAGAGAGAAATATGTCGGGATTAGTTAATCCACCAATTGGTTTTCCAGGAACAACAGGATCAGGACTTAGAGATCCTTTTGGAGCTCAAGCAGAGAAAGCAAGACGACAGGCAGTGGCGGCAGCAAGAAAAGCAGCAGCAGTAGCAGCAGCTGCAAAAGTGCAAGCTGCAAGAAAAGCAATAAAACCTTTTGATAAAAAATTTATAAAAAAAGAATTAGGTACTGTTTTAAGATATCCATATGAGGCACTAACAGATGAAACAGACTATTTGCAGATTGATATTAGAGAGTATAATCCAGTAAAAAGTTTATCTAGACCTGTATTTGGACCACCAGCACCTGGCCAATTAAGCGTCCAATCTCGTTTAACTTCTAATGGATCAAGAAGACAAAATGATAAATTTAATGATGTATCTGAACTTACTACACAAGAATTAAATAGTTTAAGGCAAATATTAAACGCAAAAGGATCTATACTTCTTCCCATACCATCCAATGTCCAGGATGCAAATTCTGTAAGCTATACTGAAGGAAAAATAGATCGAATAACATCAGACATTTATTCTGAACTATCAAAAAATACGGTAACAGCGAATCCAAACTCTCAAAATCAAAACCAAGCAACAAATGCATTTAATCAAATTGGACAACAATTAGGATCAAAAGTTCAGAACATTGGAAAAAGATTATTTTCTGACCCAAGATTTGGTTCATTACTAGCAACCAGTTTTCAAGCACAAGCAGCAAATATTCCTCTCGGAGGTTCACTAACAAGAGATCAAGTTCTTGCAAGATCTAGTGGACAAGTTTTAAATCAAAATGTAGAATTATTATTTAATGGAGTTACTTTAAGATCATTTAAATTTTCTTTCAAACTTACTCCAAGAAACCCAAATGAAGCAGAACAAGTTTATTATATAATAGAATCTTTAAAACTAAATATGGCAGCAAAAGTAAATAGTGAAGATCCATTTTTTTTAAGTACTCCAAATGTATTCGAACTAACCTACAAACAAGGTAAGGATCGACATCCTTTTTTAAATAATTTTAAGCAGTGTGTTTTAACCGACATGTCTATTAATTATACTGGTGAAGGTACTTATGCAGTTTACGATGATTCTACTCCAGTTTCTATAATCTTAGATCTTGGATTTAAGGAACTCGAACCCATTTACGATTTGGATTATGATGATAACTTACCAGGAGTAGGATACTAATATGGGATACTTCAGAGAACTACCAAACGTAGAATATCAATCATTTCTTTCTGATGCAATTTCATCAAAAGAATACTTAACGGTCAAGAACTTATTCAGAAGAAATAAGTTACGTGATGACTTACAGAATGTTTTTACCATATTCAATAAGTATGAAATAGTTGAAGGTGCAAGACCCGACACAGTAGCAGAAGAATTTTATGGAAGTGCCGAACTTGATTGGGTTGTTTTAATGACTGCCGGTATTA